GGTGGTCGCAGAACGGCTCTGGTGGTTGTGGGAGAACGGCGACAACCAGATCGTTGCAGACGATGACGCAGAGATGATGATTCAGTACTGGACGGAGTTTGAGGGGCTTGCCCAGGCCCTGGGTGTGGACGGTTTGCGGAAATTCCATAAGTGGTTCACTCAACACAACCCAACTCCTGCGGAGAACCTGCGTAGAACCAGGCAATGGGAAACATCAGAAAAAACCCCAGGCGGTCCGTATATAACGCAATCGCCAGAGGTTAAGCGAAAGCGGGAGGCGAAGGAACGGGCGATCAGGACAGCTATGGCGCAGGAGTAATCAATGCCTAATGTTACATCTTAACATCGCAATGTTAAGGATTAACATCAAGAAAGAAAGGAGGAATGAACGTGGAAAATGGAGTGACTCGGCCTCGGAGGTTGCTTTCAGTGAATGAGACTATGGACCTTCTAGGAATTTCAAGGACCAAATTATATCAAATGTTGGATTCTCATGAGATACCGTCGTTTCGGATTGGGCATTTACGGAAAATCCCAGAAGATGGGTTGATTGAATATCAAAACTCTCAACTGGCCTTGGAAGATGGGAAGCTTAGCTCTTAAGAGTTCTTAAGAGTAAGAGTATTATTATCTACCCCCCCTAAGGGGGGTAGAGATAATAATAAGAAAAGAAAGGAGGTTAACTTGGATTCTATGACGATTGAGTTCCAACCGAACTCCGGTCTCAGTAAGAATGGCCTGGGGCGTTCGCATTGGCGAACTACCAGTGCCAACAAAGTACAGGCTAGGGAGGATGCTTTCATTCTAGGAAGAATAGAAATGGAGGGTGGGTGGGTTACGCCGGCCACCTGCAATGTTGAGGTTAAACAATACTGGTGCGGCAAACCGTACGACTGGGACGGTCTGGCGACACTCACAGGTCCGGTGATCGATGGGTTGGTGGATGCGGGAGTACTACCGGAAGACGACAGTCCTCGGCACATACTACAATATTCAATGTCTGCTGAACGTGTGGAGCATCGGTCGGACAGCAAGGTAGCCGTCACAGTTGTCAGAATCGGCGCATAGGAGATCAGCGATGCAGATCAGAGATAGAATTAAGGAACTGCGGAGGGTGCAGGCATCGGAGCTATTGCCGAACCCGAAGAACTGGCGCACTCATCCTGTGGCGCAGCAGGACGCCCTTAGAGGCGTGTTAGCTGATGTCGGGTACGCTGACGCACTAATTGCCAGGGAAACGCCTGACGGGTTAATGTTGGTGGATGGGCATCTCAGGGCAGAGACCACGCCAGACTCCGAGGTCCCTGTTCTGGTGTTGGATATCAACGAAGCGGAAGCCGACTTGATGTTGGCGACCCTCGACCCTTTGGCGGCTATGGCGGGGCAGGACGAGGAACGGTTGACCGAGTTACTGGCGACGGTAGCATCTGATAATGATACTGTTAATGCTCTGCTCCAGACTCTGGCGAACGGGTATGAGCCACTCACGATCTCTGAGCCGCCGAGCCTGGGGCCGGAGTTAGACGAGCAGATAGCCGACGGGGTAGCACTCTGCGAATGTGAGGTATGTGGGCATGAGCATCACAAGCAAGCCTGATCCGGCAATCGTTAGTTTGTTCGCCGGCTGCGGTGGCTCGTCTCTGGGATATAAGCAGGCGGGGTACGATGTCAGGCTAGCGGTTGAATGGGACAAGGGGGCGGCTGACGTCTACCGCAGGAACTTCCCCGAGACGAACATATCCGAGGGCGATATCGCTGACCTGACAGCGGAGGAAGCCTTGAGGGTCACGGCCCTGGAGCCAGGAGAGCTAGACGTCTTGGACGGGTCGCCGCCTTGTCAGGGCTTCTCAACGGCAGGTCGCCGGAAGTTCTCGGATACCCGAAACCGACTGTTCGAGGAGTACGTGCGAATGGTCGAGGTGTTCAAGCCGAAGATGCTGGTCATGGAGAACGTCAGCGGTCTACGCAAGGGCAAGATGAAACTGATATTCGCTGAGATGACCAGGGCATTGAAGGATGCCGGATACAAGGTCTCCTGTCGGGAACTGAACGCCTGGTGGTATGGCGTCCCGCAAGACCGCCGTCGTTTGATTTGGATCGGAGTCCGAGAGGACTTGGCGGCAGAGCCAGGACATCCAGAGCCGACCGTCACAGTCCCAGTATCAGCGGGTCGTGCATTGGGTGCGGCTGATGTGCAATTGGAGCGGGCATGGGGGGAACGTCAAAGACCTTTCGACCCTCTCAAGTCAAAGATTGCGCCAACATTGGGGTCTATGAGGAGGTCGAGGATAAGACCCAGGAACCCAGACTTTGAGAATAAGTGGAAGGACGGGAGCGGCATCGGCCCTGCTTTGATGGCGGACCGACCGCCATCATTAACAGACGGGGAGTCCGTTCGATATCTGACTATCGAGGAGTCCAAGGTTCTCCAAGGGTTCCCAGAGTGGTTCGATATACGGGAGAAGGAATACAAGTTCCTGGGCAATAGCGTATGCCCTCCGATGGCTGAAGCTATTGGGCGGCATCTTATGACTTTGCAGGGGAAGGTCTGATGCCAAAGCGCAAGCAGCCAGGACTTAACCCGACCAAGGGCATGCGGGTGGTAGCGGAGGAGCGACGCTACAAGATGCTAGAGCTAACCAAGGCCGGCGCAACGGAGAGACAGATCGCCGAGACGCTTGGGGTTGACAAGGCCCTGGTCCATAGGGACGTTGCCAGGATCATGGGCGAACTGGCACAGAAGTATTCCGGTGTAGCTGACGAGGTGCGGGGCTTGCAAATGGAACGCTATTCCACTCTGCTCGGCAGGTGGTGGCCCGTCGCTCTGACGGGTGACGAGGCGGCTACCAAGATGGTGTTACAGATAATGCACAGGATCAGCGAGATCAACGGCGTGATCCCAGACAAGCCCTTGATAACCATCGACCAGCGATCTATCCAGCTAACGCAGGGCGAGGTTACATTCTCAATAGAGGCGGCAAGTGCAAGCTATAACAACGGCAACGGCTCCGACGGTGACCTATCGCAGACCGAGGCTCTACCCGAAACAACAGAAGGCGATATTCTGCCCTGAACGCTACGGGATAATTGAAGGCTCAACGAAGTGTGGGAAGACGGTGGCCTGTATTGCGTGGATTCTTGAGCAGGCGATGCAGGGCAAGCGGGGCCAATCCTTCTGGTGGGTCAGCCCTGTCTATCCGCAGGCCAAGATCGCTTACCGGCGGCTGAAGCGTGGATTACCTGAGAGCCTGTATGCTGCCAATGAATCGGAGTTAACGGTAACCCTGGCCAACGGTGCGGTGATATCGTTTAAGAGTGCGGAGAAACCTGACAACTTATACGGTGAGGATGTATACGCCGCCGTGATGGACGAGGCGTCTCGGATGCGTGAAGAATCCTGGCACGTTATACGCTCCACTCTGACGGCTACCCGTGGCCCTGTGAGGATCATTGGTAACGTAAAGGGTCGCAGGAACTGGGCGTACAGGATGGCACGAACAGCCGAGGGCGGCGAGGATGGATGGTCATATGCCAAACTGACCGCTTCCGACGCTGTGGATGCCGGTATAGTAGCCTCAGGCGAGGTTGAACAGGCGAGACGTCAACTGCCAGATGCGGTGTTCCGAGAACTGTACTACGCCGAGCCGTCCGACGATGGCGGCAACCCGTTTGGACAGGAAGCGATCAGGTCCTGTGTCGGGGACATCTCAGGCAATCAGCCGATCGTCTACGGGGTTGACCTGGCGAAGTCGGTTGACTGGACCGTGGTTGTCGGACTCGACGAGGACGGAGCCGTCTGCCGTCTAGACCGCTACCAGTGGCCGTGGGAGGAAACGGTTCGGCGTTTGGCGCAGGAGATCGGAGCGGTGTCGGCAATCGTAGACTCTACAGGGGTCGGTGATCCTATTGTTGAACGTCTACAGCGGGAACTATCGAACGTAGAAGGGTATCATTTCTCCTCGTCCTCCAAGCAGAAGTTGATGGAGGGATTGGCGGCGGCGATCCAGACCAACGAGGTACAGTATCCGCAGGGTGTAATCGTCTCAGAACTGGATGCCTTCGCCTATGAGTATACGAGGACAGGGGTTCGATACTCGGCTCCCGACGGGATGCACGACGACTGCGTGATGGCTTTGGCTCTCGCAGTGTACGGGAAGACTGGAGCCGCAGGGGTGGGTGTATGGTAACGGAGGCCAAAGAACTCCGCTGTGAGGTCTGCGGCAAGCTCCTGGCAGAAAAAGCAACACCTGGGACGGTGATCGTATGCTCTCGGTGCAAGACTCGCAATGAGGCCGAGGGATGGCAAAAGTTAATTGATAGATAGGGGACAGCGTTACGAAACAGTTCGATCTTACAGCGGATGAGATGACCAGATTGAGGCGAGGGGCGCAGGCACGTCAGGCCCGCAACGAGCAGGCCCAGTCTGTCGATAAAATGATTGCAAGGGGTGATAGCTACGAACCCACAGGACTGCACTTAATGGGACTGATGGGTGAATATGCTCTGCTGGTTAAGTTATTTGGCTTGCCGTATGATGAAGACTATTTCGTGCGTGACCAGTGGGCTAGGACGCACGACTTCACCATCAATGGAATTAGCGTAGAGATACGGACTCGGACACATGCAGGGTACTCATTTTACAGCCTGACGCCCCAGATGTTCAGTGACATCGGCGTGGTGGCCTACCTGGTGGATGGCATCACCGATACGGGGCGTGTGGCTCTTCCAGGGTGGCTCACAAAAGAGACTTTTGCAGATCATAGCTACGTCGCCAGAGAAAGACATCCCAATTGGAAAGGCAGTGGCTATCTGCTTGGAAACAGGTATTTAGAGCCGATAGAGTCGTTGTGGAAACACCTGGTGTAAATCCCGAAACGAGGTTAAATAAATTATGGTCAAGCATTGGATAGAAACAACGCTCGACGATTACGACCAGACCGATAAACGCAAGCCGAAGATGAGAGATTATTTCTCACCTTCCAGTATTAGCCAGTGTCCAAGGGCTGTCTGGTATCACATGACCGGCCACGAGCAGGATGCCGTCAATGCCAACAGCCTCCGAAGAATGGGCGTTGGCAGTGCCTATCACGAATGGGTACAGGGGAAG